TTACTATCATTTACTTTTTCTTTGCTAGTTTTGATAGACCCTTCTTAATCGCTTCTAGCTCCTGAGTGAACACCCTTACAGTGCGTCCATCAATTACAATTTCACTTGTATTTTGCTTGAAAAATCCTTCTGGAACTACTTTTTTTACTTCTTCTTTACTTGACATCTGTTTGTATTTTAAGATTAATTATGCTGTTTCTAAAGCCGCTCTAGCTGCTGAGAAAGTACCTTTTACAATAGCACCAAAATAGTTATTTGGTATATATGCTGTGGCTCTACCTTCACACAAAGCGGTTAAAAGATTCTTTTCAAAATCATCTCCAGAATGCCCGTAGTTGATGTTTAAATCTTCACGAACCTTCACTTTATATTTTGATAAATCACCTACTATAAAGTCATCAGCTGTAACGCCTTTGTTCTCAACTATTCTGATACCTTTTATGATAGTACCATCTGACGTAGAGAAAGGAGGCATTATATAATGGTTATCACTTCCTTTCGTTAAGTCCATTGCAGTAACATCGCTAGGATTCATCAGGATGTAAGTAGCATCAAAGTTATTTAAAGAAACTTGATTTAAAGCTACTCTAAGAACATCAAAGTTATTAGCTGATTCTATTGCATTTGCAAGTGATCCCGCCGCAAAAGCTGTCGCGTTTGTCTCTAGTCCACTTAAGTTGTTACCAGTTCCATCACCGCTTAATAATTGTGCATCAAAAAGTAAACCTAATCTTTCTGTTAGTTCGTCCTCTGTATCTGCTACAAAGCCATCAACGTCTTCCATCATTTCCTTAGACATCTTTGCTCGTGCTGTCATTTTCTTAACGGCTGCTGTACGCTCGATGTAATCAAAATCAATCAAAGGCTTAACCGCTCCTTCTGCTGTCATTCCTGGCGCGCCATCTGGTGCAACGCGTTCAACGTAAGTTACAACGGCTGCTGTAGTAGTTGATACATTTACCAATTCAAGTATAAATGGATTGCGTCTTGCTGGCTTACTTCTTTCACCGTCTCTTTCAAAACGTGCAACACGTCCAGTTGTGTTAGTTGATACTAAAATAGTACCAGCCGCTTTAGTAGTTGTAGAAAGTCCAGATCCTTGCTTTTCTCTAATTTCAGAAACTTTTTCTGCTGTCATTAAAGCTTTAAAAGCTGAACCAATACCATCGCGCGCACCTTGCAAATCTCCTTTTCCTTTCATTTCTTGTAGAGTTTCCCCTTGTTTTACTAATTTAGCTACTACGTCATCATACTGAGCTTTTGTAACGCTAACAGGCAAAGCATCAATAGCAGCCTTAACGATAGTAGAAACATCTTCTTTAGATGTCTTTTCAGTGATTTGTGCCTCAACTTCTGAAACTAATTTTGTTTGATACTCGCTATTAAGCTGAGCCATTTTGTCCGCCTCTAGTGCTGCGAACGTTTCATTTGTGTATCCCTTTTCTTTAAGGAACAATTCCCATTTATTCATCTTTATGAATTTAAGTTAATAAAATAATTCTTTGTTCGCAGTGCTTTTGCGGCTGCTTCTTTAATCGCGACAGTGTCTTCAGACGGCTGTCGTTTATTTTCTAACTGTCCAGTTGCGTTGTTTGATCCAAATACAACTAAACTGCTTTCTTTTACATTTTTTGCTTCTTGTACTATAAAGAAGTAATTAATCTCTTCAAACTCTTCTTTGTTTGCTATTTCTTTAATGTAAGTGTCAAAATTTAATTTCTCTAGCTTATCGTTAACGTTATCGCTGTTTAACGCAAGCTCTATCTTTACATATTGCATCCTTACGCTTGCCTCTATCTCATCACCACTATTAAGCCATTCTTTAGCAGCTTCATTAATTACCTTGTCTTTAGGTATTTTATAGATTAAAGCTTGTGTATTACCATCGTAGTCCTTACCTATTGATCTGAAAGGTATTTCCGCAACGATCATTTCGACGTGTTCCTTTCTTGTAATTACCTTATCGATTTCTAGTTTGTGATCTGCTACTAGATAGTTCTTTCCTTGCTGTTCTTGTACTGTTTTACTCCAAATGCCGTTTAAATGTACATCCATATGACTATCTAGTACCTTTGTAGTGTTTACTACGATGTAATAAAAGTCATCATTTAACTTAATATTTTTTAAGGTCTCTAGGTGCTTAGTTACGTTTATTAATTTACTTTTAACGCTTGCACCTTTGTCACATGATTTAAGCGTGTTAGCCATTTTAAAAGATAAAATATCTTCTTTGTTGTCCTTTAGAGCTTTAAACAAATCAATCTTATTATCAAACGTTTTATTTAGTTCTTTACAATTAAACATTTTCTTTCCCTTTTAAAACATCAACACTTAGTTCTTCACTACCTTTTTTAACTGCTAGCTTTTCTTTAAGTGCTTTGATTTCTTCCTTTGTTAGTTTCTTATTCATTTTCCATTAAATTTATGCCTAAGCCCTCAAATAAAGCATTTGTATCTTCAGGAGTCATTCCAGCACCTACAAAGTTTTTATAAGCTGTGGATAGTTTTAAAGCCTTATCGGTCTTTATTGTTTCGATATGTTGCATTGGTGCAAGGTGATCAACTGAATATCTTAACGGTCTTTCATCGTAGCCATCAAAGTGTCCCGACATAGTTCTGCATAGGTCTGATAGTATTGGCTCTATCCCCCCTTGTATTAGTTCAACCTCTGATTCCTTTTTGTTGGTGTATGTTGATCCATCAAATACAGGGATTAAATCCTTAGGAACGTTTAATGCGGTTGCGATTGCCGCTGCTGAAGTCTTTAGTATTTCTTCAATCCCTAAGTCTTTAGCGTTTATATGAAGCGACTTGTAACCAGTCTCTTTATTTAAAAACATTGATCTGTTTTGCCCGTGTTGCATTCCGTATTTGGAATTTGCCCTTTGTATCTTACCTTGATCCTTTTGGTCGAAGTTCTTAGCAACCCCTGGCAGTGTGCTTGCCATAGCCTGATTAAAAAACATTTCTCTACCGTTGGACTTGATAACTATATTCTGAGCCTCAAAGGCTTTTATAACGTTAACCGCTGGCTGTAATACACAATCCAAACGGCTGGGACTGGTAAGTAAGAAATCTTTATTAAGTCCATTTGCTACATCATAAAATCCCATTACATCCCTATAATTAAAGTCTTGGTTAGATGTTGAATTACCTTGATTTCCTTTTTGTATTTCGTATTTAAATTTGAACTTATCACTTTCAGCTATCTGCTTTCTAGTGAGTAATTTTGTTTGAAAACTACTATCGTTGTACGTTATGAATTTAGGATTTAAATTGTAAAGACTATCTACTCTTTCAATATTCCGTTCAAATCCAACAGCTCCAACAGGTGCCATAAAAACATAACCGCAAGAAATATAGTGAAATAACCATTCTTTTAAAAAGTCTTCTTTGCTTTGAAAGTAATTAGGGTTTTCTATTCTTGCAACTAAAGCGTCGTTAGTTTTATTTTCTTTATCTCCTTCACGGAAAAAGTGAGCCTGTGCTAAGTGATTACCTATTTTATCAATTAATCCAAACAAGATAGGGCAATGCAAAGCGGCTTTATCAGCCGTATAGCCATCTAACGCTGCTTTTTGATTGCCGATTTCGCTATAAAATAAAGACCCATTAGTGTATCTAGTTACATTAAAACCTAGTCTGTCAAGTAATCCCATTTACAGTTTTTGAATATACAATGCGAATATATACTTTTTTTTCTTATTTATAACTATTCTAAATAATATTTTATTAAATAAAAAAATCCCTACCAAATTAATGATAGGGATTAGTTTAAAGTAAGATTTAAAATTATTCTCTGATTCTCTTGGTGTCTTTTATTTTTTGTATAGGTTTAAGGTAATGTGTATTTTTTAAAAACTCTTTCTTTGAAGTATAAAAACAAATACTTATAAATGGTCTATGGGCTGCATTATAAAAAACATACTGCCATTCATACACTGGCTCTTCTTTTATTATTTCAGCCCATAAGCCTTCTTTAAATATCCCCCAACCATCGCAAAGCATATGACCATCTTTAAACTCAAAATTATTGGAGGTTATTTTACATATCTTATTTAATAAAATCGGATAGCTTATTTTGTTGTGCTTAAAATTAACACCTTTTTTAAATCCTCGTCTCTTCGCTTCTGCTATAAGAGCTGTTGATACTTCTTCGTCGGTTGCTGGCATTTTATCGAATGTATCGATAAAAAATAATGTTTCAGAATATACACCGTTGTAAAAACCGTAAGTATTTTTTGATCCATTCCAAACCATTAAGCAATCATCGTAGTTGTTTTTATACTTATACCACTTACCAACCTCTAGATTTACCTCAAACAAAGCGGGAAAGTCTTTCTCTATCCTAGTCTTAAAATCTTGACAAGCGTCTTTGTGGTAGCTCTTAATCTTTTCTTCTGTTACTTCTATTTTCATTGTTTTAGTTTTTAGTATTTTTTTTTATATTTTCTCTTAGTCTTTTAAATTCATTGAATTCTATCAAATTATTGTTAAATAAAAGACTTACTGCATTTAACAAGTCTAATTGAATAGGTGTGTAATTTACCATAATATTGTTTTTTTTTACTCTAAAATACTTTGTTTTATTAATAAGGGATAATTATTTAGTAAAATTATTTGTTAATCTTTTTATTTGATCAAATGTAAAACCATGGTTGTTTGGTTCTTCTGTAGTTAAACCGCAGTCTACGTTTACGTTAAAACCATTTTTAATAGCTTTAGAATCTGCCTCCTCTTTGTTTTTAGCTATTAAGTAAAGTCCATTAACTGCTGCTTGTTGGTAAGGATAGAAGTAATATTTCATAATATTGTTTTTTAAGTTGTGTAAATATAATACTTATTTAATTTAGAATGATTATAAATTAAGGTCTTATGGGCTTCATCGGAATTTGATATTGAATACCTACAAACCCGCTGAAGTCTACCTGTAAAGAATCAAACGTATAATTTGCATCCTCTCTGTACAAAGTGTTTTTATCTATCCTGTGAGATAGTTGTCCGATCAACTGCACTTTAAAATTAGCTCCTATCGGGTAAGCTAAAGTAAATGAAGATGCAAAGCCTATAAATGCTGCGTCTACCTTTTTATTAACCTGAGTTAATTCTCTTACTGTCATTCCATAATTGAGTAAAGCAGTAGCCTCTAGTTTATCAGTCCAAAAGATGTTAAATTGATTAAATGTATATCCTACATTCAAAGAATATCGATTGTAAGAGCTTCCGTTAAGGTCTGCATATTCATACTCAACGCCCACAATATAATAGCCCAAATCTCTTTGGTTGTCTTGCAAGTCCATTCTTAAGATAGTGTTATGTGTGAATGGATTATTGCCGTTGCCGTCTCCGAAGATAGCAAGCCTTGCGTCTTGATTTATACTTACTGCTATGTCGCTCTGGGCGTTGGCAGTTAATGTTATAATCAATAATAATAATGTTGTTTTTAAAGTTTTCATTTTGTTTTATTTTTAGTTAATGTGTAAATTTCAATGATTGCTGCGTCGATTACTGGACGTTTAGAACTGTTTTGATAACTCTCTTTAGTTGAGTAGTTAAACATCTTGCTTATCTTCTCGTTGCTTAGTCCTAGCTCTTTGCGTACTTGTTTAATTGTCATGTTTTAAAATATTACCTTTTCAATTCGTGGCTGAGGTGCGTTAACTATCTTGTATTTTGCGTGACTTAGTGCGCTTTTTTTTGTTAAGAAACATTCCTTATAATTCATTATAGACTCGTAGTCGCTATCTCCCATAAATATTGTTAGGAAATATTCAAATTGGGTTCTGTTTCTATAAACTTTTTTAATCTCTACTCTGTTACCTTTGATTAAATAGTTATATTGTTTGTTTGAATTTGTCATCATGTTTGTTTTAATGTTCATGACACGAATATACAACCATTTTATACATTACCAACTATAAATGGTATTATTATTTGTTATTTCCATAATATTATTCTTATAATTCCTCTAGCAAATTTACAGAGTTGTTACATATTAAACATACTCCACTCGTTGCTGATAGATACTGTAAATTGTTTGCGCAGTTGTGCTTTTCTTTCATTTCTTCTGTTTAATTCTTTTGTTAGCTTGTGTTAATTCTATCGTACATAAGTCTCTTAATAACGCAAAATGTCCGATAGAATGTCCGATAGAATTTACTCTTTATGAATCGAATAACTCTCTCTTAAATAATGCTAGTCCAGTAGTAGCGTCTGGTGCGTCGTCATGCTTAGACTTGCCATCTTTAGTATAGGCGAATATCTCACGCATATAGCTATCGTAAGGAGTGCCAGCCTCGTAGTCGTCTCTAAATACAAAGTACTTCTTTAGATAACCGCTGTTACCGACTATGCGGTGGTGTTTGTTTCCTTTGGTTGGTATGATGTCCAGGTCAATAGTTACCCGCTCTTGGAGATTAGTGCCGTAAATATAACCCATTGCATTACTCTCTACTACACACCTATCAACTTTTAAGTCGTTGATCATTGCAGCGACTAAAGGAATGGTAAAGTTACTTACTTCTTTGCTATGCACTACGTCAATGATGTATATCATATCGCCTATAAGCATTCCTACAGCCATACAAAGACTGTCTAAGCCTTGATCTGCTACATCTACGAATGCTATAGTAGTGTTTCTATTTTCAGTCTTTAGATCATCTAGTTTAAAGTAGTTAAGACT